CACCTTAAAGATATTGTCAAAGGTATCCGTAAAGGGATGATAGGCACAGTGTTACAAGTTTTAGATGGTGGGGATTTACTGATTAGTATTCCCCAAATTGCTGAAGAAGGTTGGACCTTCTTAAAGTATCAAGTTAAGGAGTACCGTGATGAAAAAGAAGCATAGACGTGGATTGATCGGTGTTCGTAAATTAGGCGAAGACGAATGGCACTTATTTAAAACTCAAGACGAAGTCGCTGCGTACATATCCGTGTCGAGACCCATGGTCTCGCTGGCGCTTAACAATAAGTTTGTCAAAACAAAACACACGTTAATGGATCATGAAATCTATTACGTAGAAAAGAAGGAATAAATTATGAACCTTAAAGAACTGCAAGAAATGATTCACCACAATGCGAAAGAACATGGCTGGTGGGATAAACGCCGCGAGCTTCCAGAACTTATTGCCTTGGTGCACTCAGAATTATCGGAAGCGTTAGAAGAATATCGTAAGGGCAAGACGATGACAGAAACATACTTCAGCGAAGACGGTAAAAAGCCAGAAGGTATTCCAGCTGAACTTGCTGACGTGATTATCCGCGTATTAGATTTGGCTGAATACTTTGGCATCAACATGGAAGCAACAGTATTACAAAAGCATAACTTTAATATCACGCGTCCTTATCGCCACGGGAAGAAAATTTAAGTATGGACTTCGAAGCAATTAATAAAAAAATTCAACAAGTTACGCAAGAAAAACGTAACGCAACGTTAGACACTACGACTGAAGACCCTGAACAAGTTACCAAAGAAGTTGTCGGCGGTATGGGTATGGTGGTTTCTAAACCAGGTAGCGAACGGATCTTGTTAGATACAACCAGCTTACAGTTATTAGAATGCGAAACATCAATGCCTAATAGTAACAAACGTCGGTTCTGTATTGTTGAAAAAAATACCAAAGCTAACTATGGTAACCAATATATCAACAGCGCAGGCGAACGGGCACATGTCATCACGCGAGACTTGTTTAACTTACTATTTAACGTAATGAGTAACGCCAGTAAACAAATTAAAGACTTGCGTTTAGAAAATACACATCTTGAAGAACAACGTGATCTCTACAAAGGTACCATTGATACTCTACGTAAAAATGGTATTATAGAGTAGTGAGCACAACTGAGAAACGATTAGAAAGTATTTTTGTACGCTGGTGCCAGTCCAAAGAGATTGTCGCTATTAAAGGACCTGTCGTAACCTCCAAAGGTTTTCCCGACAGGTTTTTGCAATTGCCTAAACACGGCGGTACGATCTACGTCGAGTTCAAAGGTACAAGTTACTATGACCTGACTCCACTACAAGAGTGGTGGCGAGACTATATTAAAGCATCAAGTCCTAACCGGTACTTCTTAATTGCAACGGACGAAGAGCTGAACGTTTTAAAAGAACGTTGTGAATTTTTTATAAAGTATGGTAATGTTATTACAGAAGTAGAAACAAATTTACTGAAAGAATTTTTGTGATATACTTTAAAGGCGGAGGATAACTTGTGCATATGGATCCAAAATGTACTGAATTTATGATGATGCTCGATGACATGAGTGTTCCTTATGAACAATGGCCAGAAAAGATTGTCGTTGATTTAACAGATGTTGATCAAATGTTAATGTTATCGATGATGGACCACTTAGAAGAAAAAGGTGTGAACTATAGCGTAGACGAACAATACCTGTATGTATACCCAGAAACCATGCCAATGGAAATGCCAATCGAAGTTGAAATTGAAATGCCATATCCTGAAGAACAATCTAAAGGTGATGAAACCTTAGGATTAGAAATTGAACTGTTTGCTCGTCAATATATTCCAGAATCAGACGACGCGTTCGGTAAGTTTATGTACCACGCTGAGCTTATTAAAAATGGTCACTATGATGTTCATATGCAAGATATGGAAATGGTGGCAGAACCTTATCGGACGATACTGCATAATATGATACAAAAAGGAGGTAGATAAAATGTTTGAAGAAATTATTAGTGCATTGCAAGATATGAACATTGGTTACGAAGAGATGCCTGACCAAGGCATGCTTTCTGTTGAAGTAGGCCAAATGGACAAAATGCAATTGATTGAAGTTTTAAACATGGTTAACTCTATGGGTATGACTGTTACCGAACTAACAGATACAGCCATGATAGTTTCCGCAGGTACGACTCCTGAACCAGCCGTTGAACCAGTTGAAGAAGAAAATACTGCAGAAGACGCAGATCAAATGGCAGCCTTAGACGAAGCAATGTCTGGCATGTAATGGAAAATTTGATTCAGCAATACATAGACCAATGTTCACGCATTGGTCTTTTGACTTCAAAGAAAGTACGTAAATATTTTTTACGCCCGTCTAGTTTAGCGGTTGTATTAAAAACGTATGCTCTACACACAAAAACACCTTTTGAAATTAATTTATTTAATTTAGATTTATATAATGATTATAAGTTATATCTAACAGATGAAGGTTTAACGTGGTTATTAAATGAATTTAAAAGTTATACTTTATTATTTTTAAAATCTATTTTTAATTATATTTTTTTTGATTTAAAAGATATAAAAGATATTGATACGCATGACGGTCTTAATAACTTTAAAGGTATTATAGGCATTAATTACAAAGCAGGTACTTTAAACAAAGCTATTCTAATCAGAAAAGTTAATGCAAGTTTAACTGAATATAAGTTTGATAATCTTATTGAAGCTAGAAAAGAAGTTTTATCATTATCTAGATTTTATCCAATAGAACAATTTACACTTTATCGGACAGGAGAAACTGCAAAAGGTGTATACTATAAACAAAAGGTTCCTTTAATTTTGGGATCAAATCGTAGAGGTATGGCTATTAACCTACCTCACTTGAAAGGCAAAGTATGATTTCATTAGAAATGTTTACTAAAACAGAAGTTAAATTATTACATCTTGTTAATCTATGGAACTTTGCAGAAACAGTTTCACATATATACGATAATTTATTTATATCAAACCCACACGAACTTGCTGCATTGATTGGTCAGAATACTAACTATCATGACTGGCAAATGTTTTTATCTGATAGCCGTGTACAAGATTACATTGATAAAATTATTTATACCCAAGCAGGGATTATTGTTAACAAGTATATGAAAGATGGTGTGCATGTTGGCATGGCAGACGCCACTAAACTAAACGCCGCAATTAAATACCGTGATGATCATCGCCCTAATTTTGCGACGCCTGTGCAATACATTTATATCCAAACACCGCTAACTGCAGATGAGACTGAGTTCTTACCGCCTGTTCCTGAAAACAAAAAGCTAGGATTATAATATGCCTAAGTCAATCCTTGATGAGCAGCATTTAGTAGACAAAGACACAGGTGAAGTTTTTGATATTACCAAAAGTATTTCTATAAAACCACAAGCATCGTTAGCAGAAGCAGCTCCGCAATATATTAATGTTAGTCATATTCAACACTGTCCACGTTGTAACAAACCTTTAGTATTTGCTAAAGCTGTTAACGGTAGTGAAAGTAGTACATTTAAAGAATGCCCAGAGTGTGGAACATTGGTTAATACTTTTAAACCAACAGCATACCAAGCAATGTTCTTACGTAGACGTGAACGTTATAAGATGACAGCAGGTGGTTACGGTTCTGGTAAGTCGCGTGCCAACATTGAAGATGTGATTAAACATATTATGTTAATACCTGGAGCACGTGTAGCAGTAACTGCACGAACATACCCAGCGTTAGAAGCTACGTTTGTTAAAGAGTTCTACAGTATTTTTCCTATGAAACTTATTCGACGTAAGAACGATCAAAAGCATGAACTGCAATTAACCAACGGGTCTGAAATATTGTTTCGTTCGTTTGATGATGAAACAAAACTAAAGTCGATTAACTTAACGATGGCGGTGATCGTAGAAGCATCTGACGTTAACTTTGCTGCGTTTACGATGTTACAATCTCGTATTCGTAATACCAATGCTATGATTCCTGAAACAGATTCAAACGGACAACCTGTTATGCAATGGGATCCGAACCAACAGATCTTTAAACCTAAGTATCGAATTGATGCACGACACATTAACTTAGAAACAAATCCAGACTCAGGTTGGGTCAAGTCTAAATTTTTACTGGATTCAGAAATCGTAGAGTTTTATGGAGATGCTTACAACGAAGGATATAAGTACAACAAAGATCGAGATCCTCAAAAGTACACACAGATTATTTCTACAAGTGCTAACCCTTACCTACCTGCTACGTATGAACAAGAACAAACCAGAGGAAAATCTAAAGCGTACATCCAACAATACTATAAAGGTAGCTTTAACTTTTCAACTAACCTGGTATTTCCTAACTTTGGGGTCAGTATTGTTCCTCCGCACCCACTTCCTAGAGCGTTTGACGAATCAGGAAAGCGTGTATTATACTACGCAATTGGTGTGGATTATGGTATAAATGACCCAACTCACGTGGTTTACACAGCATTTTCCACAGAAACCAAAAAGCTTTATGTATATGATGAGCTACGTATCAACAACTCTGATATTAAAACGCTAGCAAAAGAGTATCGTAAAGAAACTAAAATTAATGGCACTGATCTTGATGGATTACTTATGCAACCTAGATTTGATGGACGTAGTTATAGCAAACGCGAAAGCAACTTGGTGACGATTGGTAGTATGTTTGAAGCAGAAGGTTTGTATTTTGAACCATCATTTGCATCACATGATGCGCGCATTATTAAAATGAATTCATTACTTAATCATAATCAGATGGAAGTATTTTCTACCTGTGAGTTTTTAATTGATGAAGCACTTAACTATAAATTTAAACTTGATAAAAGTGGAACACCAACAGATAAACCTGAAGATGGCAACGATCACGGCGTCACTGCGTTAGAGTTTGTTGTTGTTGAGTTGCCACATAATTTACAAGAATTAAAACTTAATGTATACTTGCCTAGTGGAAAAGCTTTTGTTCATGATAAACAAAAGAATGCTATAATTAAAAAGACAGTTCAATATTATGACCCATTAAAGGAGAACACAGATAATGGAAATTCTAACAACTTTGGCAGTAATATTACTCATTCTGGTAGCAGTGGGCCAATATATGCAACTAGTGTATATGACGAAAATGATGAAGGAACCGAGGAAGATTTTAACAAACCGCTCAGCGCGTATATCCCGAAGTAAAGCTACAATTAATAAAGCAGGCAGAACTCCTGATAACGATGGAGATATTAGCTTACCTATTCAAGCAATTATTGATGCTGCAAAACATAGTACCATCGGCGATAACCCAGAAGAATCTAAAGAAGAATTAACTGAACAGCAAAAAGCAGACATCGCTAAAAAAGAACGCATTCGTCTAAAACAAATTGAAGAAGTAATTATTGCTAGTACTCAAAAAACACGTAACGCTTTAGATAAAACTCTTCAAGAAGTTATGACTGGCGTTGAAGTAAAAGAAGGTAAAGAATAATGCCAAAGAAATTTACTTACGAAGCTTTTCATATTAAAAGAATGTTTGATGAGTATCGTGCTTACAAACAAGGCATCTTAAGTGAATGGAGACTTATTCGTTCGTTGTATAAAGGAGAGTTTTGGACTTTATTTAAAAAGAATTTAAAAGAATATACTATTACGCCTGATTGGAATTATTTAGAATACGTTGTTCAAGGTTATATGAACTCAATTTATAGTGGTGCTTTTATTGGTACTATGACTCCTCGCTTTGCTAAAGACGAAAAAACTGTACAAGATTTAAATGCTTTTATTGCGTACAATTGGAACCGTTGGGGTATGAAGAATAAATTTTTACACGTTGGTGAAAATGCAGAATTATATAACCTCGGCGCTATGCGTGTTGATTGGGATGCTGCAGACAACCATATTAAACTCAAAGCATTGTCTCCTGACGAACTTTACTTTGATCCAAGTGTAGATTCGTATAAAAATGGTGAAGCTATTTTTATTGAAAGGTCTGTAAATATTCATACTCTTAAAAAAGATCCTAATTTTAAAGAAGCTGTTGAAGATTTTATTAAAAGAAACAAAGGTGCTCTTACAGATAAAACAGCTCCTAATAAACTAGGTGGTTATGGTTCGTTAAATAAAGGTACTTTAGATCCTATTAATCAAAGTCTTAACGCAGCAAACACAGATGCAAATCAAATAGTTACTGATAACAAAGTAGTCTCGCTTATTGAATGTTTTATTCGTAATGAAAAAGGAACAATCGATCAAGTGTTTTTAATTAATGAAGATGAAATTATTTTTGAAAATCTTAATATACCTTTGAATCGTTTTCCTATTGTTTGCTATAGCCCACAACGTCCTGATGCAAATCCATACGGAAGTTCAAAGTTAAATAAAATTCTTAATTCAGTTATTGCGCTTAACATGTTAGACTCAATGGAAGCTACTCAACCTTATCGCGTACTTAATCGCGTACGCTTTGTAAATACCGATGGACGTATTAACATGAGATCGTTTGCAGACTACGGTGGTACTCCTGGCGCTTCGTTCGAAACCAAAGGTGACCCACGTAATTTAGTTTATTACGTAGATGTACCGGTTATTCCAGATCTTAGTAATATTAAACAACGTTTAGAAAATTCTATTTTTCAAGTAACAGGGGTTGACCCATACTATAAAGGTCGTATGACAAACAGTATTCAAACTACCGGAGCGACGCAAGCGTTTCAAGCTAGAGTTACGATGTTAACAGATAACAGCCGTATTACATTGCTTGAAGAATTTTGTGAAGACTTAACAAAATTAGTTGTTGAATATTACTTTGCGTATGGTGGCGAAAAACCTTATATAGTACCTAAACTATCAGCTACAGGTACTAATCGTGTCGTTGATCAAAGCACAATTCGTTTTAATGAATTAAGAGCACAAGGCATGAAGTTTGATTATAATATTGCAGCATCAACATTATTACCAATGAACTTAGCAAACTTGTTTGATTCAGCCAAAGCACTCTATGAAATGCAAGCACAGTACCAAATCAAGCCACAGATTATTACGCCGCAAGATCTTATTAAATACTCAGACTTTCCACAAAAAGATTTGTTCTTACAAAGACTTGAAAAGAATGAACAAGACAGTACTGCTGAAACATTGGTGGCAGATCTTACTAACTTTGCTTCAATCTTTAGTCGGTTATTATCGCAAGGATTATCTGAAGAACAAGCTGCTCAACAAGCAATTACAATTTTAATTGAAGAAAAGAATGCAATACAACAAGATCCACAAATGGGTCAAGGCTTTAAGTAGACAATTGTAAATATTACACAAAGAACACAAGATATACACATCTTGTGTTTTTTATATGTTATGATATACTTATAGAAAACAAGGAGGCATACTTGTGCCAAAGAATGACAAAGCCATTAAGTTTAGTTTCGTAGCAGATCCTGTTGCAGGAACGATTGAAGGTAAAATTTTACCTAAGTTAAAACGTGGTGTAGCAACTGATATTAAACCTTATCTTAGTACAATTTTAAGTAGTATTCGTTTAGGGTTAGTAGCAGTTCTAGCTGACTTACCTGT